CTTGCGCCGCAGTCGCCAGTAAACAGTGATGATTTTAAGAGCGTGGACTATAGCAAAATGTCATATTTTGATAGCGCGTATATTTTCGGTGCGACCGGCAAGGAAGCAGAAGAAATATATCAGGAATTGTTGGATATAGTTCAACCGGCAGGAATAACTTCTACGATTGAAATATTGACTAGAGAACAGGACGATTAAAACTTTTAATCAATAACAAGGAGTTGCATTATGGCAAATTTCAAAACGGCTATTGCGGCAGAAAATGAGATTATGAAAGCGGCTGATGTTACTTTCGGCTATGATTCATCAATCGACAATGTAGCGGTAGCACTCAAAGCGGTTTTATCTAATTCCGCCGGTGATTATGTTATCGGCGGTAAGGTAAAACCTTATGGTTCGGGCGGCTTAAATGTTTCCATTGAGCCGATTTTCGCATACAAGGACAGTACAGGCGTTTGTGTTGCTGAAACTGACACAACAGAGCCGGTATCGTTTGAAGAGGCTGACAGTAGCCTTGACCGTATCGACATTGTAGAAGTTATGGGCGAAGAAGAGGGCTATGATTCACAGTCGCGCAAGTTCAACGACCCTTCTACAGGTACAAAAACTACACAGACAGTAAATACCAAAAAGCGTATTAAACTTACTGTAGTAGTTAAGAAAGGTTCAAACGGTTCTGAATCCGCTCCGGCAGTAGACGCAGGATATGTAAAACTTGCAGAAGTAAGAATCCCGGCAGGTACAAACAATATCACAAGCGACCTTATCAAGAATATCGACGCAAGAAAATACGGCGAGGAAAATACCGACTGGACTACAAACAAGTCGGCAACTTTCAATCCGTCATATCTTGCAAATATTTTCTACACTTTCCTTGTGCAGCACAATGAAGACGGAAGTCATAAGAACGCAGTTATCAAAGCTGCAAACATTGACTTTGGTACAGGTTCAGGGCAGGTAATGGGTTCTTCTCTTCCTACAGGGCAGAGTATGAGCGTACACGGCGTAGATTTTACATCTAGCGAAAGTGTAACAAGCCTGATTCAGTCTTTGGCAAACAATGTAAACAATCTGTACAAGTACAGTAACGACATTCTTTCAAGATTCACTTTCCTTGCTGATTTGCCGGTAGCTTGTTCAACTGCAAATGTTGATATTGCGACAGGTGGCGAAATGACTATCGACGGCGTTTCTGTATCAATCGGGCAGCTTGTCTTCCTGAAAGACCAAACAGACGCAAAAGAAAACGGATTCTATGAAGTTCAGTCGGGAGCATGGAACAGATACGCAGGTTACACAACAAGCGCGCCTAGCGCATTTAAGCACAAACTTGTATTTGTTAAAGCCGGAACTGCAAACAAAGGCAAGGTATTCTACCTTAACGGCGATTTTGAGCAGATTGGAACTGATGAATTGAACTTTACAGAAAGTAACTTTTCACCTTTTGCAATCGCAAACAAGGCGGTTATCCGTGATAAAGACGGCAGATTTAGAGCAAAAGCCCCGAAAGACAGTGAAGATGTTGCGCGCAAGCAGGAGTTTGACGAAGCTACCGCAAATACAGGTTCAACAGAAGGAAGAAATCTTCTTACAGTTCTTGGCGTTACAACAGTTGCGGAAGCTATGGGAGTTTTGCATGAAAGATGTAACGGCGAAGGCGTAGCGGATTTTTCCGGCTTGATGATTGGTGATTACCTTGACTTGCCTTCACTTACAGTAGACGGCACTACTTACACTTGGAACGCAACTTATCAGAACTTGCGCATTGTAATTTCAGGATTCAATCACTATATCCATTGTGGTGATACAGAAAATACAAAGAATCATATCCTTTGGACTTTCAAGAATGTTGTATTGCAGAGACAGATGAATAGTTCTGATACAAATACTGGCGGTTATAACGCAAGCGCAATGAAGACTTATCTTGACGGTGTATTTGCACTCGGTTTGGGTTCTGCACTCGGTTCAAGTAATTATCTTTACACTATCAGTAGAGCAATTTCAAAGAAGGGTTCTACTGAATGGGTAAGAAATACAGTCTTCCTGCCTACAGAAGTAGAAGTTTTCGGAGTTGCAACTTACGGAGACGACCAAAACGCATCGAATACAAATATCCAGTATCCGATTTATCGCGATTCTTCATATTACCGTTGTAAAAAATATAACGGTTCACGCGCTTGGTGGTGGGAAGCTACGCCGTACGCCTTGTACTCCCTCTACTTCTGCCATGTCTGCTACAGCGGTTGTGGCACCAGCACCGGCGCAAGTAATAGCTGCGGTGGCGTTGCCCCGGCTTTCTGTACCTGCTAAGGTACAGAATTGTATCTTTAATAAGGCGGCTTTACGCCGCCGATATAAACTTAATTTTTATAAGGAAAATGGGATAAAAAAGAAATATGTCAGTCGTTAAAAATAAGAGAAATCTATCACGCTTGGAGTTTTACAGTGTTGCTAGACAGTTGAGGGAAGATATAACAAGATTCCTGCTTAGAGATTTCGGTATTAGAAACAAAATCTATAAAGAGGTTTTGGAAGATAATACAGAATTGACGACAATCGAAGGTTACCCTGAATGGATAGTAGATTACCTTAGAAAATCAATAATCGTAACGGTAAATCAACTTATGGATAACATCGTAGCTGCTAATTCTATTTATCCCATAAATATGCGTGAAGTTGAGGAAAGGCGGATTTTGCAGGACAGAGCAATTATGAACTGCGAGCAGCTTTTACAGAAACTTACTTATTGCGCCGATGTGTTGCCGGTATCTTTATTAAAGTTCGAGCCGTATGCGGTAACGATAGATAAAGAAATCGCGTTGTTGAAAGGTTGGCGCAAGAGTACAAACGCAATAAGCGCAAAGATTATGAATAAAGGCGAAAGAGTGAGGCAATAAAGAGTTAAAAAAGTTACAGGAAAACATCTATAGAGGAACGCCGAACGCCTCGAACTCCACCAACTTCTGCAATGTCAACAACAACGGTAATAGCAACAACAACAACGCAAGTAATAGCAACGGTGGCGTTGCCCCGGATTTTCAAAGGCGGTCGTAAGTGTAGGTTTTATACCGTACCGTCCACTTGGAAAGGAGATGTTTTTCTTCCAGTCTTAAATGACTGGTAAAAAAGTGCTTGATATGTTCGGGCGGACGCTGCTTGCATGGCGGAAGTTGTGTAGTTATCTTCCGTTTCATGCCCGGTAACATTACGCGGCTTATTGCTAAAATTACACACGCCGTACAGAAGAGTGCGACGAAGCCGTACAAGCACATCTTTTATTTTTTTTGAAGAGGAATGAATGACGAGCGAAGAGCGAAGAAAAGGAAGAAGAGAACGCCGCGAGGCGGAGCGGAAAAAGAAACATGAAGATTATATCCGCAAATATAACGACTTCAACCTTGTTTTAGATTTAGATAATCTCAAAGCTGCCTACAGAAAATCTAGGCGCGGTGTCGCTTGGAAAGAAAGCGTACAGAGATATGATTTATTCCTTATGAGTAATCTTGCAGAAACAAAACAGAAACTTGCAAGAGGCGAGAGTATTTCAAAAGGTTTTGTTGAGTTTGACATACACGAACGCGGCAAAACGCGACATATCCGAAGCGTGCATATTTCTGAAAGAGTTGTGCAGAAATGTCTTTGCGACAATGTTCTTACGCCGCTTATGACACGCTCATTGATTTACGATAACGGCGCAAGTATTAAAAATAAAGGTATTCACTTTGCCATGAATCGCTTGAGATGTCATTTATCACGCTTTTACCGGGAAAATGGTAATAATAACGGTTACGCACTTGTCATAGATTTTTCAAAATACTTTGATAATATCCTACATGAAAAACTTTTTGAAATGCAGAAGAAAAATATAACTGATGAAAGAATCTTTGAGCTTTACAAAAGTTTTGTAACAGTTTTCGGAGACGGTATTTCTTTAGGGCTTGGAAGTCAGGTATCACAAATATCGGCAATTTCATATCCGAATAAATTAGACCATTATTGCAAAGAAGTCTTGCGCGTGAGATATTACGGCAGATATATGGACGATACATACCTGATTCACAAAGATAAGAAACATCTTGAATATTGTTTGACAGAGATTAAAAGAATATGCGATGAACTGGGAATTAAACTGAATCCAAAAAAGACTTGTATTGTACCACTGGACGAAGGTTTTTGGTTCTTAAAAGGTAAATATATTTTACTTCCTAGCGGTAAAATCGTATGCAAAGCGAAGAGAGACGGTATTATCCGCATGAAAAGAAAATTGAAAAGTTTTAAGAAAAAGTATGACTTAGGTTTAATGCCTAAAGAAGATGTTTATACTTCTTATCAGTCATTCAGAAGCCATTTATTACATTTTGACAGTTATTATTTAGTGAAAAACATGGATAATTTCTACAAAGGATTATTCCATGAAGAAAATATTACAGGGGGTAGTGATTATGAAAGACGCTACAAAAAATGTTTACTTAGCGATAAAGGGCGATGTAGTCATTCATCATACCGATTTGTCGGCTATGAAAACTATGGACGGTATCAGTGTACCTGATATGACAATTACCGAAGAAGAGTTTGAAGCAGCCGGCGGACTTGTTCGCTTGATTGACGGTAAAATCTTCTTGGGAAAAACCGACGCTGAAAAAGCGAGCGAAGAGGCGATAGAAAAAATCCGTGTGCTTAAAATGCAGCTTGCGGAGACTGATTATATCGCGTCAAAAATTGCCGAAGGAAGCGCAACAACAAAAGATTACGCTGATAAAATCGCAGAGCGGCAGGAATGGAGAGCGGAAATCAATCGCCTTGAAAAACTTGTCATTTAGCGTTTTTTGACGCTACTTTATTGCAAAAAACGCGATGTATGGTGTATAATACAAAAGTACAACATGGTGTTTTCAGGGAAAACCCGAAGCCGCTATCTACTTTTTTGGTAGGTGGCGGCTTTTTTATTTTTGCGCGAGGAAATGGAAAATGCAGGATTTTATTACTAACTCTACGCCGGTAAATCTTATTATTATTGGTGCTTTTATCATCATCGCTTTAATTTTGATATTAAAAGCGGTAAAGGAACTTTCTTTTAAGTTCGGGAATAATACTTTTTCTTTTTCCAGTAAAAAAACGCAGTTAGAAGCTATTAAAGTCGTAACAGATTATGCAGATTTTAAGTACAAAATCAAAGAAGAACAGGCAGAAGGAATAACAGACCTTCACTCACAGGCAAAAAGAACGGTAACTGTTCAACTAAATCAGTATGTCAAAAGAATTACCGTTGATTATATCGGCGCGCTGAATAAAAAGGGAGCGGAAATTGACACAAACTTGACTATCAATATTTTCACTCTTTTAATGCGCCTTCTTTATAATGAAATGTATAAGTTTTGCATGGAGATTTACGAATGTAATCACTTGAATGATAAATCGGATTCAGAACTTAAAGAACTTTCAGAAATAAACTATCAACGCCTTGCAGACATCTTTAGAAGTTTTATGCAAACAAACTGGCTTGAAGTTATGGGAAAATACGACATCTTACACGATGTTTGCGTATCAGAAATTGATTTTGTACGCGGCTTGATATTTCAGATTCTTGTATCATTCCGGTATTTGAGCCGGCAGAAATATGAACTTATAAACACAATAAATGACATAGATTGTAGAGTGCGCTCGAAGGTGCAGGAATCGGGCGCACTTCCCACTAACGCGATTTCAATTCTTTCAGACCTTTATATTCCCGGAACTGGGCTTAACAGAAATAGCGTAGAAAAATGGCTTAATCAGGATATTACAACACCTGAAAAATAAAATCAAATTACATAAAACAAAAACTAAATCAGGGGGTAAATGAAAATGATTGATTCACAGTTTTTGCTTAAAGTTTTTACCGCAGCTTTTGCGACGGTAGGTATTGAAGAGTTCATCAAGAACTTTTTGAAGACTAAAAAGACATGGGTATATGCGCTTCTTATGATTCCGCTTTCTATCGGCAGTTATTTTTCTGTTGAAGTGCTGCCTATGTGGGTAATCGGCGGACTTTTGACAATAGGGTGTGTTCAGATTTCATATCAGACTATTGTGCAGGGATTCAAGGCAATTATTGAAAACCTTGCGCGTAGAATCGGCAGCGGCGACAAGGGGGCTGAAAATGTTTAAGCAGCAGTTATGTTCGAAAATCGGTAAAAGCGGTTGTTATTTCCTTTCGTTGGTATATATCGCCGAACAGATTACCAAAAAAGACATTGACATTTTTACGCTTTATGAAAAGGCGTTAAAAGAAAAGTGGATTGATTCAGATTGTTTCATGGAACGCCCGGCGGATATGATGTCATATCTTTTAGGCAAAAAGTGTGATGTACGACATGATAAAGTGGGTTACAAGCCTTTAAGCAACGAGTACGAAATCACTCGTTATGAACTTAAAGAAACCGGCGTAACATACGGTCATTTTGTCGTAACACGCAACGGAAAGTTGATTCACGACCCATTCGGAGAGAGCCGTACACGGACAAAGGGAAAAGCGGTTAGCACAAGAATTATCAAAGTGCTTTAATCAATAATCTGCATGAATTACGGAGATTAAGACTATGAGAGGTATTAACTATGAAAAGAAAATTGTTATGTATCTTTTTATCGGTGTTTGTCTTTTTATGTTTGCCGGTTGCTGCACTTGCGGAAGAATCAACGCCGACACTAAAGACATTATCGCAGGAAATTCACGCGCAACTGGAAAACTTGAAGCAACAATCACGGCACTTGACGGAACAGTTACTAATAGCCGAGAACGAATTGCAAACATCATCGAAACGAGTAGAGGAATTACAGACGGAGTTGAGCGAGTTGAATATCTGTTTAACGAATACGAATCAGAAGTTGAGCGATTACTCGACGAAATTGACAGAATACGAAACGAAGCTGAAATTCAGGGCGAAAATAATAACGATAGCAGCGATAATTCTACTGATTTTTATAATGGTTCGCGTTATCTTATTGATTCTAAAAATAAAGTTCGGGATAAAGATTCCTTACTTGCTGAATCTTCTACTATAACCGATAAAGTAAATTAAAAGCGGACAAAAACGGATAATAATTTGATTTCTTCTTTCAGTCAAAGGCGGAGAGGGAATCTATAACCGCTTGTACTACATGGCGTTTTTTTCAGGAAGCATTGAAACATCATAGGCGAGTTTATCTGTCTTATCTATTTCGGGAAGTTCGCCGGTTATCAAGTATTCAACGGTAACACCTAAAGCCGCGGCGATTTTTACGGCAATATCGGCGCGAGGATAAGAGCCGGTTACTTTCCATGTTGAAATACCGTTACTACTTATTCCGCAAATATCGGCAAGTTCTTTTTGCTGCATATTCTTATCTTTTAGCAGTCTTTCCAGTCTTTCATAAAATAATTCTGTACGCATATTGCCATTATCGGTAAAAATGTTGATTTTTTCTACTACCTTGAATAAAGCACGGTGCAAATAAGAAGAAAGTTGAATTATTTGAATTGGAATAAATGGCAGTGCAAATAAGAAGATAATTGTATGTTATTGAGATTCTTAAAAAGGAATCGTTAATTGACAAAATCGTATATAAGAATTAGAATAATATAAATTCTCGTATGAGAACATACAGAGAGTTCTTTTGCCGTCCTAGCGAGCGGTCAGGCTTGCTAGGACATCTTTTTTTTACAGGGTAAAAGCATGAGTAAAGTTTACATATCAGGCAAAATAACAGACAACGAAAACTATGTAAAAGATTTTGAGAATCGGGCAAGACAATTAAAATCTTTGGGCTATTATCCTGTGAACCCGGTGCGGATTTATGAGCGTCTTAAAGCGCAGCTAGGCAGAGAGCCTACACGCCGGGAAATAATGAACGAAGACATAAGAGAATTAAAAAAGTGCGATTATATAAACTTCCTTGATAACTGGGAAGAATCAGAAGGCGCAAGAGAAGAACACGAAACCGCCGTAAAAGAAAATATAACAATCCTTAAAATTACAATGCTTTCTAATCATTGGTAAAATATGCGAAATATTCTAAATTATGCACATATTTTCTTACAATCCGTAAGCATATATTCATAAATAATATTCTTTAGCGATGTACTCATTGTTTCGCCTATACCGTCCTGTAAGTTATCGCGTAATGTTACAGGATAAAAAATACCGTCTACAAGTGCTTTCATACCGTCTTTATAAATACATAATAGTGTGTCAAATTGTCGTCAAGTATAAAAACAAACTGACATTATCAAGAATGACAAGAAAATGACAATTATTTGTCAAAAGATTGTCAACACAATGACAAAAAGTATGTCTTTTGGTTGCGTTTTGGTTGTCATTTGGTTGCAAAATGTCCGCCTAGTATAGGATAGTATAGGTTAGGTAAGATTAGTATAGACAAGCACAGGCAAGCACAATGTCGTCATGTTGTCAAAAAGTTGTCAAAAAAATTGCACAAAAGTTGCAATTTTGATTTTGTGTGTTTATGTGTGTTTTTTTGAATCCTGATTCTTAAACATTCTTAAAAAATCCAGTGCAAACATATTGCGCATTAAATCCGCTTTTGGTATAACTCACTTATTCCCGAAAAATACCGTTTCCAGTTGCCGCAAAAAAAAATTAAAAAAAAAGTTGATTTAGATTAAAAAAAAGTATTGACATTGTAGATAATCGGTGCTAATCTTTAATCAACTTGGAAAGAGCAAATCGAAATGCTTTTTCGGTACGAGTTGTTAGGATTAGCGTACTTTCCTAACCGCTTGTCGGTTCTTGCAGAAATGCAAGTATTAAGGGCTTGGTTCAAGTACGCAGAATCAAGCCCTTTGTTTTTGGCAAAAGGACTGGGAAAGTATGATTAAAAACGACACATCAAATCAAATCGAACTTTCAAAAACTCAAAGGCGTGTATTTGACTACATGACCGACTTCGGTTCTATCACCACACTTCAAGCATTTACAGACTTAGGCGAATCTAGGCTTTCCGCTCGGATTTTTGAATTGCAGAAAAAAGGCGTTCACATATCCGGCGAGATTATCCTTGTGAAAAATCGTTACGGCGAGCCGCGGCGCGTAAAGCGTTATTACATCGGGTAGGCAGCTTATGAAGTTGCACAGGGTGGAAGTATCGTTAGGCGACAAGTCGGTAACGCTTTACGAGACTGAACATGAGGGAAAAAAGCTTACCGGCACTTTCCGGGAGTGCTTATTGTTCTGTATGGGCTATGGCACTGACCAAGCGGCAGAATTGCGCTACGAAATGGCAAAATTAAACCGCAAAAACAAAAAGACGGCTGATGTCTCAAAGCAGAAGGAGTAAAACACCATGTTGTACGAAAAGGTTCTTGAATTGGGTAATGTGCATTTTACAGACACAAGTAAGTTCACTCATGAACAGTGGCTTAAATTGCGCACTACAGGTATCGGCGGTTCTGACGCAGGAGCGATTTTAGGACTTAACAAGTATTCAACGCCTTTAAGCGTTTATCTTGCAAAAAAAGATTTTGCAAGTTTTGAAGGCAATAAGGCTACTGAATGGGGCAATATTCTCGAAGACCCTATCAGACAGAAGGCGCGCGCCGATTTAGGAATTGAGATTGAGACAGTTCCAGGAATGTTCAGCAACAAAGAACATGAGTTTATGAACGCGAACTTTGACGGACTTGTTTTTGTGGACGGTGAAAAAGAAATCGCCGGTAGTGTTGTTAGTGGTCTTGGCGGACACGAAATTAAAACATCACGCACCGGCGAGGGGTTCACAAACGACGAAGTTCCTGACAGTTACTACGCGCAGGTTCAACACTACATGGCAGTTACCGGGCTTTCATGGTTTGTTCTCACCGTTTTTATTTTCGACCAGTACGAAGGCAGACATTATGTAATTCCGCGCAACGATGATTTTATTGCGCAGCTTATCGACCGCGAAACAGACTTTTGGGAAAACAATGTACTTGCAGATAATGTGCCTTCACCTACAGGAAATGAAAACGAACTTGAACTTGTAAAATCCTTGCCTATGGCGGCAGAAATCGAACTTGACGGCGATTGTGAAACAATGCTCGACGAAAAAGAGATTATCGACGCGCAGATTAAGGATTTACAGGCAAAAAGCGACGCAATCAAAGAGCAGATTCTTAT